TGTCACGCATTTTAAGATGCCCAACTCTTACTTTATCCTTACCATACTTCTTAATCGCATCTTTAGCAGACATTGAAGTTAATTTCCATTTTGCTTCTCTCAACTCTTCTTCAAATAGAGAATCTAAGTCTGTTTCAACTGATTCAGTAACAATTTTATGCTTCATAACATGAGCAATAACATCTTCATATTTTGGAAATATTAGGTAATTAAAGTCTTTAGTCTTTTTGTATATATTACTAAACATACTAACCTTATGTTTCTTACTAAATCCAAAGATTATCTTAGAATCCATCTTAGTTCCAGCAGCGATGATTTCTCTTTTATACATCAAGAATAAAGAAAGTCCAACAGAAGTCTTTCCAGAAGCATAGATTTCGTATCCATTCTTTTTCAGAATAGAAACTCTTGCTGCTTCTTCAAGTCCATTTGAACCTTCTTCAACTGATTCTTTTAGTTGTGGGATTAACTCATCAAGATAATCGAGAGTCAATTGACCACGTTGTCCTTTAATATTAACAACCCATAAATCAGAATCATCTTCTAATGAGAAGTCGCCAATTGCTTTACCTTTCTTCTTAATAGTATGTACACCGTGCTTACCCCTTACAAGTTCTATATCACCAGACTTAACAGACTTAGCACCTTTCTGCCATGCATTTGCTATTGGAGTATTCTTTTCAACAAGTGCTTCTTCAAACAATGAGTCTAAATCACTGTTTTGCTCAACACCTTCGTTTGCTCTCTTTAATGCTTTAGCAACAATTGGATCGTCTGCCAAACCTTTCTTCAACTTTTCGATCGCAGCATATGCATGGTCGTAGTCACCGTGAGCATATTTCTTACTGTTAGCAATTGCAATTGCCTTCTTAATTAAACCCGCATTATACCTAGTTGCTTCATCAATTTCTTTTTGAATGGCATTACCTTCATTAATATTATGTAAGTTTTTAATTGTGTTAATTAAGTTCATTCTGGAATCCTGATATTTAATTTGTTATTATGCTATATTTATAATTTATTCTTTATATACTTTATTGTGCTCGGTATCATCAACCATAGCACAGTCATTCGTACTTTAAACATCAACCACCAACTATCGTCTTTACTTAATGGTTGCATCCAAGGGAATATGAAGTTAGTCTTCTTCACCTGGAGTGTCCTTTTTATACTTCTTTTTTGCCTTAGTAGTACCATACTCACCAGCACCGCCAGTTTCCTTAAACACCTTATCAAACGTATTAGGTGCTAACTCTTCTTCAAACAATGAATCCAAGTCAACTGTTTCTTTTACTGGTCCACTTCGTGCTAACTTAACTCTAGCAGTTGCCGCCTTTCTTACTTTAGGCATTAGTTTCTTAGCAAGTGCTTTAATCTTAGCAGGTGTTGCTTTCTTCATAACCATTTTATCAACTGACATCTTCTCAGATGGACTCAACTGTGCGTAGTTTAAACCTTTCTTACCAGCAACCTTCTTACGAATCTTAACCTTGGCTGCTTTCATTGCCTTCATCATTAACTTCTGAGGATTAGGCATACGTTTTGCCATTCTTGCTCTTGACTTTGCCATCTTTGGAGCAAGACGTTTCATCATACGACCTCTTGCCATCCTCTGTTGTATTGTCATTGGTTTTCTATTTTCTTGCATTTGCTCTCCTACCCACACCAAACTTCCTAGTGTCTTTACCTTTGCCGAAATCCCTTTCGTTTCTTTTTGTTGCACCAACACGAGGTTCAACATCTTTAGATTGCTCAACACCACGTTGTAAATCACCTCTAGGGATATTATCAACAACCCATTGATTAAATTGCTTCATCACAGTTGCTTCTTTGGTCATAGGTTTTCCACGTTCTTTCAACGTCAGATAAGTGAAGTCTTTAACTACATCACCACTAATCTTCAACTTACCATTTTTCTTCATATTAGAAGTCTTATCAGCACCTGTACTATGCCATGACACGGTCTGGTCTTGATTGTTTAGAATAACGTGGATAGCACCGTTGATTTGAATACGTTTGGTTTGACCATTAATATATTTGAATACTGTATCTGCAGCACCTTCGTGAGTTTGTAGCATAATATCATCAGGCACAACACGTTCACGTTCTTTGTTCTGCTTAATAGCAATCTTATAGTTGGTCAATACCCATACCAAATGAATGTTAGCAGGGTTATAACCCGCACTTAATAGTCTAGGTAAGAATTGTTTAATATCCTTAACACCCTTAGCAGTAATGTCAAACATAATATTAGGCAACACTGCCTTATTCTTCATCTGACTCAACATAACATCAACTGTTTTATCTTTGAGGTTAAGTTTCTTAACGAACATATGTAACTTACCAACGTCGGCAGGTTTCTTTAAATCTAATCCTTTAATTTCAGAATACTCACCTTTAGGTATCTTCGAACCAGCACGCATCATTTTGGCATGCTTCTCGGGTTTGTCGATGATGTCAGCAAGTGCCATAAAGGTTTTCTTCCACTCATCTACATCACGTACCTTAAACTTTTCCTTCTCCATGAAGTTTGAAGCAGCGAATCCTTTACCTGAACCAGCACCACCTGCTAAGAATACGATCTGACCGTACTTCTTACCATTAGATAGCATAATTAGTTTCTCTTCAAGGTATTCCTCAAAGAGTTTCTGTTCAGTAATAAACTCGTTAAACTTTTTCATTATTTTAATTCTTTTGGTGCCTTAACGTCTTTCATACCTAATGAACCAAACCACTGTGATGCCATTCTATCATAGACTTGTTTTGCTTCTTTTTGAATTGTATTATTCACACCAACAAATTTCATTTGGGCATACACTGCTGCGAAATCGTTTAATGTTTTTTCTGCTTTCTTCTCGTCAAACTTCTCAGTTAAGTTCTGTTCTTTTAAATCTTTATAGTTTATCATTTTAGTTTCATTCCTTTTCTTGTTGCTTTAAATAATTCTTCAGCACCTCTTTCAGATACACTTTTAGGTGTTCCTGCTTTAAATGCTTCAAAGTCATTGTTCTTTGCATGCTTTCTCATATCAGTACCAGAAACACCTGCCTTTCTTTCACCACTGTTTACTACTTTAAAACTATCAAATTCTAATGACTTTGATTTGTCCTCATGATTAACATATGGTCTAATTTGCTTTTCAAATTCCTTTACTCTATCACTACCAACTACCAGAGTGACATCTTTATATCCTTGCTCATCTAACCAATACAACACTTGAAATGGATTCTTCAACTTAGGTTGGTCCATTATAGTTGCTTTTGGAAAGAATGTCTTTAAAAACTTTAACTTATCCTTGTATGGTAGTGGATTCTTTTTAGCATCTTGGGACTGAGTAGTGAATATCATACCAGTTCCACCACGTGAAGATTTAACTACGAAGTCAATCAACTCACCATGTCCTTTCGTCATTGGATTAAATCTACCCATTGTGAATGCGACAGGTTTCTGCTTTGCTTCAGTTAAATGTTCTTTAAATGATTTCATTTATAGGTCAGATAAAGTGTATCCAAGTTCTTCATATGCATCTTCAAGACTATTGATAGCAGAATCTAATGAGTCTACTGGGTTGTCATCATCGTTATTTTTTTTCATATCATCTACGACCTTTGTCAAATTCCTAATTAAGGGTTTTAAAACCTTAACAGCACTAGAAACCGTCTTTTTTGAGTTAATTGCCTCATTCAATACAACATTTTGTATTACTTCATTTAAATTCATTTGTTTCATTTGTTTTCCTCTATCTCTCTAGGTTTACGTTTAGACCCTTTAAGTCTGCTCTTTTCTGCCTTACCTCTATTTACTGAGGCATCTTCATATCCTACAATCTTACCTTTAACGTGAGATGCATCCATCCCTTCGTGTTCAGGTTTTCTATTCTTTCTATTATACCTATTTAACTCGGCACGATATGCTTTCTTTTCATCAGATGATTGAAACTTATCATACTCTTTTCTGTAATCACGTAGATGACACCACTTACATCCAGGAACTGGTTTAAGTGCTTTGTCTTCAACTATCTCGCAGAATTCTTTAAATGTAAATGTTTTCATTAGAATTTTATATTGTTATTATATTTGACATCAACGTCTAGTCCAAAGGCATTCATCATATAAGACACACTACCTTGTGTAACTTCTTTGATAATTTCCTTTAGTTCTTTAACCTTTTTAACCAATGCCATCCACAACTTTGTTATAGCATTCTTTACTTTATCCCAAACACCTTTCATAGCATCAGTAAACTTACCCTCATCAATAATACCTTCACTTAGTAATAGGTTGTTGTTAGTGTATTCCATTTCATAATCATCATTTAATGTTTTGAATTGGTCTGCAGCAGTAGTCATTGCTAAATCAATAGTTTGTGATATAGTATATCCAAGTTTAGTTTTAACACCATCAACTGTCTTAGAATATGAATGACTCTTAACGTCAGTTTTAATTTTCATTTGTTTAGCAACACTTGCAACATAGGCATCTGATTGTGATAACCCAGACTTATATTTAATACCACTTAGGGTATAGTTCCACACAAACATAGAATCGGCAAACCCAGTAGTATCACCAGCACTTCCAAATGCATTACCATTAAATTTTTCAGATCCAGACATTGCTTCCCATGCAAATGCCTTTCTAAATTCAGCATTATTAAATGCAGATCTAAATGCACTCTCTGCCCTTTCCTTAACTTCTCTTTGAGTATTTAATTGGTCAAGTGCTTTTTTATTTTCGGCAGATAATTTAGATGGATCCATTTTACGCATTGTAGTAGTGTCCATATCAGCACCATAAGTCTTTACACGTTCAACGAAATTGTCCAATACGGAAATTAATTCTTCACCAAGTTTGCCTTTAACGTCTGATTGCTCTAGTGCTGCAACAAGTGTTGCCTTAGATTCTGCCTTAACACCTGACATCAATCTTGCTTCCGGACCTTTAATTGAAACACCAACACCACTTACAATAATGTCTGCCTTTGACGTGTCTTTATCTTTACCAGTCGATTTGTTCCAGAAACCAGATACTGCTAATTTATTACTACCACCTGCTTTTGCTTTACCTTTCAACTGACTATTAATAAGTTTCTTAAACTTCACTAACACCTGAACAACCTCATCATCAGTCTTACCACTGACAGTATTCCACTTCTTATTAGTTTTCTTCAACCATGCTTGCACACTCGCACTCTTCATTATTGATTTATCAACCTTATTAGTGTTGATTAATTCTACAATAACTTCTTCAAACAATGTTGATGCATTAGTTGCAGCACCTTCAGTTAAATATTCTTTAAAATTTAAGACCATGATTTTACCGCATTAAAATTATTTCTACTAAACTCAAGTCTATCTACAAGTTTAACTGCCTTGTTAGATAACGTATCAATGGCGACAAAACCTTCTGGACCAGTTACTTTATAACCAGTCGGGGTCTTAATAAATGCAGGGATACTATTAACTGTTTCCATCTTCTTAACTAAGATCCGTTTAATGTCAGCAATATCGTCATGCCATTGTAGAGCATAAGCAAGTGTTCCACCTGCTTTCTTATTCTTATGTAAAGTATTTATTAAATCATCTAACGATGATTGCTTCTTTGCCTTACCTTTATCAGATTTCAACTTGGCAATCATCGGACTATAACGTTTTCTTAGGAAGTCGATGAATCCTGTAATTGCTTGTTGTTTACCTTTAAACCTTTTGCCTTGCTTAACTAAATCGTTGATATAGATTTTCAAGTTGAATGCAATCTCAGTCTTACCGAATAATAGATCTACTGATTTTTTATCCAATGCTGACAATTCTTTTTCGGCAGATACTAATCGTTTATTAATTATTGCCATCTCACCGAGTGTCAAAGTTGCAGCACCTGATACATTTCTGAATGTCGTATCAGTAAACCAACAGTCTTTCGATTTCTTCAATGCATTAATATTGATTTTGAATTGAGCAGACAAGTCAGCAATAGTATCACCAGTATAGGTTGTATGCCAGATAACACCAACCTTTGCTTTCTTAATAGTATCTGCTAACTCAGACTTGGCAGGAATAGCATATGTAATAGTATTAGGAGTGAATGTGATGTAATCTTCGTCATCAATTGTTGCTTTCTTTAAATCTTCTGGAGTGAACATAAAGTCACCTTGAAGGATTCCTTTAATTCCCATCTTAGGGAAATGTTTAAGAGCAGACTTCAATTTCAGTGCAAGTCCACCGCCATGATTCTTATCTACGTCAGCATTTGTATAATTAACTTTAGGGTTTCTATTAAACACTGCTTTAGTACCGACAAAGAATTTACCATTCTCAGGATTAATCCCAGCGACAACAGCAGGTGCACCATCTACCTTTGCTTGAATGTTTAAAGGTTTATTGGCATGACCATGTAGCACATCAGCAACATCTTTTAGAATTCTTAATGCTTCTTTGCCACCTGCAATACCATCATCAAAGATAGCATCTTCAATGTGTTCGAGATGTGTGAGTTTTGCTTCAGAAAGTATGGTCTTAAATCTTTTCATAATAGATATTTATAATATTTCATATGAGGAATAGGTGAGCAGTTTTTGGTGGAAGACATGCTCGGGTCTGGGGGATGCGTCAAAAAACATAACAAAGGAGTCCGCATCCTACTTATAATAAATTGGTGGTGTGGTCGTTGATTGAGTTCGGAGTACACACCACCTGACAGTTTTAGTTTGGGAGGAAGTCTAAACTGCCAAAAGACTTCTATAAATGGTAGCAGGACTTGGATTTGAACCAAGGACTTCCAGGTTATGAGCCTGGATTTCTACCGAACTGAATTACCCTGCAATAAACTTTTTATATTTCTCTGCTAATTCGTTTTCTAAAGAAATTGCTTCACGTTCATTAGATCTCTCACCTTGTGAGTATTGTCTAACGTGAACCATTTCGTGACACAAAGTAACTAACAACTCATCATCATTTAAAGTTTCTTCAAGTTCAATATCATATTCATTCTTATTGAATCCTGGTTTGTCAGAAGAAGCAACACACCAACCATGGGCATTGTCTTCAGTTAGATCTTCTAAATAAACATTAACAATAACATTCTTTGAAATCATCAACTCATCTCTAGCAAACTCAACAATTTTTTTAGTATCAATCATAACTCAACCCCTTTTCACTCAATCTATACTTATATTATACCCTAGTTTTGAGCAAATGTCAAGCGTATTAACCGTGTTTATAATAGGGGAATTATACCTTTAATTGTCCAAATGATTTCTTTTCATCACCAACGTGGATTGGTTTGTTAAACTTATGTTCAGTGGCAGTATGAGTTCCGACCAAATCTAACTGAGCATTTGATTCAACATCATACAATCTCATCTTAGGTCTATCAATACCAACCACGAAACGTTTGTTAGTTCCAGGATCGCCATATCTATTCTTCAACTGCTTAATAAGTATTTGGTCAATCGCTTCCATCTCTTCAGTAGAAATGAGTGCTAACATTAAGTCAGTCGTAGCAGGTAAACCAAATGATTCAGATGTATCTTCAAGACCAAAGTCACTGTCACCATAACCAGTTCTATTAACCTGTGTTGCAGTTACGATTGGTACATTATGCTCAACTGCTAATCCTCTAATCTCTTCAGCAATTGCCTTGACATAAGTATAACTGTTCACACTAGCGCCCATCTTCATTCTACTCGACATACAGATGTTCAGATAGTCAATATAGATGATGTCTGGTTTAAACCCTTTCTTCAACTTCAACTCATTTAATAAGTGTCTGAAGTGACCAACACCTGCCGATGAGGTTGGATATTCCTTAACAACCATCTTACCAGATGTCTTGCCTTTAACCTTAGCAATCTTTTTCTTATAGGTTTCCTTTGCCATATTAGGCAAGTCATCAAGTTTCACATTCAATAAGTTTGCGTCAATACGTTCAGCAATACGTTCTTCTGCCATTTCCATAGTAATGTATAAAACGTTTTTACCATCAAGCATATTAGCAGATGCGAAGTGACACATTGCTAACGACTTACCAACACCTGTACCTGCCATTAATACTGTTAAGGATTTCTTAGGCAAACCACCCTTAGTGATTTTGTTTAGATAATCAATATCAAATGGAATACGTTCC